TTTGCACTCTGCAAGTGTTATCAACATGAACAACTGAAGGTGCTATTTGTTTCATTTTGTTTTTTGCTAATGGTGCATACATCATTGTAGGAGATTCTCTCAATCCCTCAAAGTATTCATTGTAATCAGATTGCAACACAGATACTGCAAAAGGTCTAAACTTTTCTCGTTTTTTTATTTCATTCATTATGTCTTTAGCTTCAGGAATTGTTGGATCTAACAATAAACTTCTGTTCCCTAGTGCTCGTGGTCCTGCTTCTGCTTTACCTTGAACTAAACCAACCACATGACCATTATGTAATAGGTGGACAATATGTTCTAAAGATCTATCTATAAGTCTTTCATCCTGCAGCAGGTCTGGATTTGTTTTAATTGTTTGGCCAATGTAAATATTTTTTAGTCTTTCAATAGGAAACTTTTCTCTTAGGTGAGCTAGGTATGCTATACCAATCGAATTACCTTCATCACCGCATAAAGGCTCAAAGTAAAGTTTACAATCTTTAAATGTTCTCTGAAGCTTGTAATTATTTATAACATTCAGGAAAGACCCACCTGTAAATACCATGTTAGGTTTTTTGTTTTCAATTACTAAATTTTTTATTTCTCTCTCAAAGAAAGCTTGATATGTTTTGGCAGCGTCTTGAGACTTCGGCAGCTCTTTTATTCCTTCGTATGATAATGATTTTGGTATGCTTTCTAACAAAGCATAGTCTATGTTACCTGCAGATTGATAACCCATAAACTTACCTTCTTCTTTTCTATAGCCAAATTTTTCTGAAATTTTCGCATAGAACTCACCTAGGTGCACCTTGTCAGAAACATTAAACACAGTATCCTTTGTAATACCTAGAGCTGCTTTGGGTTGTTGGTTTGACCAATTGAACTTATAAATCTGTTTAAATATACAGACCATATCTTTTTTGCTCATGTCATAGATAGAGCAGACTTCATGGCCAAGACCATCCCAATAACTACCTCGTCCGTCTATTACAAAAATTCTTGCTTCGTCAAAACCAGAGTCAACAAAAGCTTTGATTGCATGTGATGCATGGTGCGGTTGGTCTAATGTAATAAGATCGTTATCATAAATTTTTAAAAAATGTAGATAGTTTGCTAGATTATTTGTTTCTAGTATTTCACGATTGTATGAAGTTGAATATGCTAAATCAATTTTATATCCTTGTTTTTTTATTTGATTTAAACATCTGTAGGGAATACCACCTATGTCTTTTATCCTGGATAGCTTTCTTTCTTCGTTGTAATAAATTATCTTACCATGTTGCATCAGTGTAACTGAAGCTAAGTGGCCCATTCCTATACCTGCTATAATCATTTTTCTTTATCCCAAAAATATAACAACATACATATAAAACCATATATCATTATCACTATCGATAATGATAAAACGTACATCATTTCTTTTTCTTCTCGTCCTTTAGTTTTAACTTCTCTAATTCACAGTAGTGAATAATTTTATCTAAATCTTCAACACCGTTTTTAAAACGATATCTACAAACGTATTTTATTACGTTGCCCTGGAAGAATGATAAATCATTCTTTGCAATGAATTCGTAGGGCTGAATGGTAAAGTGGACGTAGTGAGATCCACCTACCTGTCTCTCTTGAGGAAAAACATCATTGAACATGTCTTTATCTGTCATAAGTTGCCTCGTATTGTTTGTAATACTTTCCCAAAGGAAAGTTATATTGATGATAAGTGCCCAACAGATGGAGTGTGCTTTTAGATCTAGTGGCACCTGTATACCAAACCCTAAGTTCTTTTACTTTATCTGCTAAATTCTTTTTATCAAAGTGTGATGGAAAATTACATTTACTCGCCAGGACAACATTATCTGCCTCGCCTCCTTTGACTTGATGTATTGTGTCTATGATAATTTTAGGTGGTAAGTTTAAATCTACACCAGCTTTCATAAGTTTATTAAAATATAATTTATCTTTGTCCTTGAATTTTCTTTTGAATACCTCTTGCCATGGTCCCCTTTCATCTCTCATACCACATCTAAGATGTAATTCATCAAAATTAAATACTTGGTTTGGGTGGGCAAAACTCCATTTCTTGCTGTCCGATGACCGGTATCCGTGGTCTATGTTTAATAAATACTCATACATGGTAACAGCTTCTTCTCTGCTTATGCTGCCGCCTTTACAAATAGACTCCCAAAAATTAATTGCGTGATACTGATTCGGATCAAATGACTTGTTGTTCTTTTGATCTTGATAATACAAACCTAAATCTTTTGCCTCCTGCTGCAGCTCCTTCTTAACATCGTTTATCCTAGCAAGAACCATCCAATCACCGTCCATATCCCAAGGCACCTTTTTCAAACCACCCCACCTGTACACTGCACCATCTTTACCATTTGAATAAAATTCTTTTTCTACACGATTGTCACCCATGGAATTTAAAATACAATTAGAGAAGTGATGTATATTTTTATTTAATCTCACACTCTTTTTCAACACAAGAGATTTACCAGGAAAGTTTTGAAACAACTCTACATCTGCACCATTCCATTCGTAAATAGCTTGGTCATCGTCACCTGCAATATAAACTCTGTCAACAGCTTTTGCTAATTTAACAACCAAGTCCCATTGTAAAGGTGTTAGATCTTGAGCTTCATCAACCATCAAAACTTTAAATGGTATAGATACACCATCATCTATAAACTTCTGCACCATGTCAGTGAAGTCTAGTCTATCAGGTGTCCGTTGTCCGTTCTCCAGTTCCATTGTTTTAAATTCTTCGTAGCCATTTATAATTGACTTAAATTGCTGCAACCTTACAGATTTTCTTGGTTGTTGTTTGTAAAGCCACACAGGATCAACCTTCATGTTTCTAGCTCTGTCATATATTTGCAGAGACCAATTGTTAAATACTTTTTGATCATCATGGCCTTCTTGATATTTAACTTTGATAGTTCCGTATTGTGTGTGAAACATCAACAGGTCTGCTTTCGGATCTAAAACGGGAATCTCAGCAAACTGTTGTCTGGCCAAAGAATGTAATGTTCTAAAATATTTGAAATCATCCTCATCATATTCTTTAAATCTTTTCCTGACCCTGGCCACGCATTCATTAACTGCTTTGTTGGTAAATGATATGTAACAGATTTCATCGGGGGAGAAACCTTGTTTAAGATAACGTTGTACTCTCTTGAGTAGATTCTCAGTCTTACCTGTGCCTGGGGGTCCAAAGATTTTAATTGTCTTCCCACGCAGCTTTTGTTTTAACGAATTTGACATCTTTATTTTTGTGTTCACTTTGTTTTGGTAATTCTACCACCCAATGTCGGGTCTGAATACCTTTGAATTTTGATTTAGGTTGCGCACCACCTGTTTCTAAAAACTTGGTACATTCTTTTTCATTCCAATTGTACCCCATCTTTTTCATAAAAGACTTAAATGTTTCTAATTTAAATCTCATTTCAATATCGTCCTTCCAAATGTTACCTGAGTCTATCTGATCAAACTCAGTTGTATCTTCTACATCTTCTAAGAACCTAGACATTCTTGAATTAAATACATCATCAAGTTCCTCTTTAGAATCAAAGCCCTCCATATCTTGTTTAGTTGCCATTAGTTCTTCAAGCCAATCTCTGTATGGATCTGGATCTCTTTTAGTTGGTTTCAGTGCTCTCCAAACAATATCATAATTAAGTAAAGCCTCCCCAAGTAATTGTTGTTGATACAATTGTTTAGTTGATAGTCTTATAGACTTTCCTTGTATAGGTAAAATCCAATATGGTTCAGGATAAGAATTTACTTTTGTAAGTTTACCAACCTCAGGTAAGGCCTCGTTCTTACCAATCCCATGTTTACGTCTTAAACAAGTAGTAGATGAACAATGCATTCTAGCTACAGAGGTTTTGCATTTGTAAGTATACTCTTTGTTCTCTACACCTTTGAATATATTGTTTAACTCCTGCGGGTGGAGTGCTTCTGTACACACCTTTGACATCATGCTTCTTGTCCAGTCTTGATACATAACTGGATCCGGATTAATTTTTTTTGCTAATACAGCTACGTTAAACATAGCATCATTACGACCTTCACCTTTTTGTATTTTATTTTTCATAAAATTTACTACGCATGGTGGATAATCTTTTGTTTCATCATCTTGAAATACTTTTAATTTTTTAAACTGTGTTGGTGTGAGTCTGTATTCAGATACAAACTTAAATAAATTTTCTAATTTTATTGAGTTGCCGTCATTGTCCATTGCAACTCTAGTTGTCATGTGTGCTTTTTGGTATGGTAGGTTTACAAAATTACCTTTTCTTTTTTGATTCCAATCTTCAGGTGTCAAATCAACTTCATCCTGTGCAGGATAAATATCTGTGGTCGTATCATTAACACCTAAGTCAGATGCAATCTCTAATAATTTTCTTCTCATGTCCGATGCAGCAACTACACCGTCAATGAATAAAATTAAATGGAGTCCGTTTGATTTGGAACGGAATGGGACG